CCTGCTTGCTCTAACACAGGTGTGGAAGCTGCTCCTAAGAGATTCCCAACAAGGTTCCACATGGAACCTTGTTTGTAATAAATATCCTGATTAGCCGTATCCCGATAATATTGGCCGTCTTCACCTAAACTGTTACTGGGAGTGCCAATGCCACTGACAAACTCAGGGATAGCTCCAATGGTACTGCCAATAGCAACCCAAGAGCCGCCTTCTTTTCGATAGGTTGTTTTGAACCCGTCCAACTGCATATAAATATCACCGTTAACGCCATCAGCATTACTAGGTGCGCCTGTGTTGCTATAAACTTTGCCTGACATTAGAGCCATGATATTAACCTGTGAGTGTTGTATAACCTGATGTCGTATTATATGTTAAGACTGACCCTGCACCAAGAGCGGTGACGTTCATGTTACCCTCATTGATAACACCGATGCCTTGAGCACCGTTGGTAGGTGTTCCTGCTGTTGTCGTTGTAAGGAAAGGATAAGTCGTGCTTGGCGACTTATACCCTGTAGGGTTCTTAATTACGCCTGTCGGTTGCCCGTCTTGACCTTCCCCGTTATAAACTGAGTAAGGGTCATCAGTGTAGCTGAATTTGTCAATTCTCCTACGGACAGTACCAACATAATTTTGGGCTGAGGCGGAAACCCCTGCTTCCATCTTAGTTGCTCCTGCTCCTGAGGGGGAAGGTTTAGAGCCTAGATAAACATTGTTTACTTCTGCCTCATAAGTTACCCCAGAGGGAGCACCTAACCCCAGAGGCCACCCACCTGCCCCTCCTGCACCTGCTATTAAAACTAAGCCTCTACCCTCGTCAACTTGAAAACGCCAGTAAGTACCAACGGACTCTCCGTTAGTTATACTCTGAATTGGGGCTTGCAGAATATTACCGTGTAAGGCTAAACCCCGTCCGCCATAACCTCCGCCATAACCTCCGAGGAGTTCTACATTAGCAGTATCTTGTACCTCAATCTCAACAGGGTAGTCGTAAAATACCCCCTCACCTCCATCCTCGGCTGACTCCCCATAACCTAACAAGATGTCAACCTCGTCCTCATCTTGATTAAGCCACGGGGGGGTCTTAGCAAAAGCAAAACCACCTCGTCCCCCTTTACCACCTCTACCCATTACCTTAACAGCTCCCTTAAACACTAACTTTGGCTTAACATCTGGAGGGAGTAAGCCTGTCCAATCGCCAATAGTAAGGGCATAGTCATTGGTATTGGCAGCACAGACAAGTAAAAAACCACCTGCTTGCTGCTCTAAAGTGCCGTCAAAAGTGAAGGTGACGCTTTGGTACTGTTTATCCAAAGAGTGTAAGTTGTCAGCAAGTAACTGCTTTAAGTTAATACCTGTGTAAACGTCCCTGTCAATGCTGATACTAATGTTATCGGCATCACCAACAATATCGTATTTATCAGGGTTGACTTCAAGGGCAGTCAGTTGATAACTGTTGTAGTCACTCGAGGGTTCAATTGCGGTGATGCGAAAAGGCTTGGCTTCTTTAAATATTGCTCCGTCAACAGTGGTGAAATTACCTAATGTGTATTGAGCATACTCAGGTAAATCAGCGTTTAAGAAATTTGAGGTGTTCGTCAACACCTGCAAAATTCTCTGCGAAGTCATTGCAACTCGCGCCTTAAACAATCCTGTTGTCGTTTGCAGAATTAAATCCGCTTCGGTGTTGAAGTAGATGTCAAGAGGGTCTCGTAAGAAAATCTCTAAGCCTCTCGTGTATTCGATACGTCCTGTCACGCCCCAACCTAATAATGGGTCAGCGATATAAACAATCTCTAAAGGGTCTAGGATTAAACCTAAACGAGTTGTTGTAAACGAGGTAACTATCTTCTCTGTTGTTGCTGTTAACAGTCTTGCGCGAGCGCGTCTTAAAGCCTCACTCTCACTTGTGCAGCCAACAGCGACAAAATCTAAAGGTATCTCACCGTTTTGATTTATGGAGGTTTCGTCTTGTACTTTTAACCGTGTCTCTTGCCAACCGCGTTCTGGATTAGTAAAGCTAACGATAATGCTGTTGTATTGAGTATTAACATCAGTAAAACTGTAATTGAAGCCTTCGACTGTTACCGTTTCAGGGGTGAAAAGGACGCGAGGCTCTACCCAGCGGTCAACCTTTAAACGAACATTGCCCTCGCCATCATCAAAGAGTACAGCGTCAAACGACCCCGCTAAATTCTGCAATGTTTCCCAGCCGTTTTGGTTTTCGGCCAAGGTAAGATTCATGGTGTAGCGTTTTTCAGAGGCAGTGCCAAAGCTATTACCAACTGAATTGTCACAGTAAGCTCCAACGTCATAAAAATCTTGCGTGTAGATGTTTAAGGTTGGCGCGTACTTACGCATTCCGTAACGGGGGTTGTCCAGTAAGTCATACAAAACCCATGCAGGGTTTGTATGCCAACCCGTTGTTAAAGCTCCATTCCATGTGGTAGGGTAACAAGAAGCACCGACAGCATTCTCAACCCTGTTGCTAGGAACTTTAGTGATTAACCCCTTATAAATGCCGTAGAAGTCAGGAATATCGCTGAACTGGTCATTGGCTCTACCTGTAACGTGCATAAGAGCTGTGTTAGTGAATGACCGTTGAGTTTGGGCAAGTATCTGAAAGCTGTCGAAGATAATGTCACAGGCAACCTTAACGCTTGCGTCATTGTTAGTGTCGGGGTTGAACTTAGTCACCCTTATCATGTAGTCGTCATCGGTAATGGTGTCGACATCAACCTTAAAATCAATAATGAAACCTGAACCTGTTTTACCGTTTAAAATATACTTGTTAAAACCGTCTGTGTGTGAGCCGACACCGAAAGTTATGTTTGACAGGGGGGGTACAAACTGAGTGGGGGTGGCATTGCCGAAGTCTAAAACAACCCACGGGTCGGCTCCTCTCGCAGTCTTATATTCGATGCGAAAGTTAGCGGTATTGTTATTAACATTGCCACTTGCGTCTTCTTCAAACAATTGAGCGATGTTGATACGAATATTAAGTTTGTTAATCTTGCCTCTGAAATGTTCGGGGGTGTAACGAACAACAGGTGACTTCTGTAAGATATTAACACCTACAGATACGTTAGCAGATTCACCGCCAAGTTGGAAAACAATTATGGTTGGGGAAGCTAAACCGTTGTGAGGGGTAGCAACAAGCTCCTTAATAATGGGGTTGCCATCGTTGTCTTGTAAAGGAACATCACCTGCGTAAAAGCTCTTTAAGCCCTCTTCTAAACCCGCTATTGGCCCCTCACCCACACCCAGCAGTAATTCAACTTTATCTTTGGAGAATAAATTGTCATTGGTAATAACAGGGGTCTTGGGCTGCTTACCACCAGAACCAGTGTAGATGGGTTTTGTCATTTTATTACTCAAGGTCAGGGTTGTAAGGATTAGCGTCAATGTTAAAGGATAAGATGTGAGGATAAACTTTTTGACGGCCATAAATCAAGGGTATCGGTGTTCCCTCTTTGATTGTATTCTTATCACCGTTAATAAATCGGCTTCGCTTATCCCCTTGTGTCGGGTCTGCTTTTGGCGACTTTTGCAGCAGTTGTAAGGCACCGCCAATAATAAGGTTAGCTCCGACACCGATTAAAAAAGATTTAAAAGCTCCTGCGGCCATATTAATACCGATAGGGCTGATAAAAACAAGCAATAAGATGCCAATTCCGATTTGAATGCCTCCTGCCTTTTTACCGCCCCCAGAGCCTTCAAAATAGGGGGATATTGTTAGTGTCGTTTTACTTTCGTTCAAATCTTCGGGGCAGCCGAGTTCTTTTATTTTAACGAGGTGGCTTACACCTTTTGGCAAATAGTTTTGAAGTTTTTCTAAAGCATCTCTCGCATTGAACGCCTCTATGCTGACAGGCTCACGCACAAACTTCGCTAAATACCCTGTTAAGACAATACTAACTAACATTGTCGTCACCCCTTAAAACCGCTTCATCGGTATCTATAAAGTAATAAGCTACCTCTTCACGGCCTACGATTATGTGTATCAATTTTGGCAGTCTTCTAAACAAGTGGTAATCGTCTGTTGATAAATTACAGCAGCCGCTAGGGTGTGTGTGCCACATAGCAACGGCATCGGCAGGAACATCGTCAATGGCGAAATGATTGGCAGGGTTGACGTGTTTGTTTTCGACCTCAACAATATTGTTGTTTTTATCGACAAACCCACAGCGTTCTAGTTTTGGGTGCCAGTAAGATATTAGGGCTTTAAATATTTCCTGCATTTTGCTGCACCCGTAAACGTAGATGGGGGGGAAGTAAATCTAACAAGTTAGTCTTACCTATTCGCTTTATATTCATTGTACTTATTTCAGGGTGGCGAACAACAAGAGAAATACGTTGATACCATCGTTGGTCGAGAGACTCACATTTAGACATCTTTTCGTACAGATGATGGATAAAATAACCAGACCCAACATAAACCCCAACGTGGTTAACGGTCTTGCTGCCAAGAATAGAAAACAACAAACCATCACCTTTTTCTAAATATGAGATACCAGAAAC